GTGTCAGACCAAAAGGGAATCACACGGATTTGGTGTTTGTATTGACATAAAAAACAAACAAATGAACGCAAAACAAAAAAAATTGACCGGTGAATTGGTCGACAAATACGAATCCATGTGCGAAATGTCGCCGGGAATCCGGGAATTGATTGGAACGTTGGCATGTGTTATTTTGGAAGAAACGCAACTTCAAAATTTTTGCAACAAAAACGGAACAACCTATTTGGTTCGCGGGAAATCCGGCGATACATATTCGCGCGCATGGCCGGAATGGCAACAGTTGAAGGAAACGCGATTGCGAAAACAAGCGTTGGTGACCTACATTGAACGAAAGATTGCCGGAAGCGATGAAACCGATGAATTGACGGAACTATTGGTGAAACGGGATGCGTGACCCATTGAAAAAATATCCGGGCCATCAGTACGCGCGGGATGTCGTTTCGGGAAAAATCGTCGCGGGCCGTTATTGCCGCGCGGCATGCGAACGATATTTGCAAGATTTGGACGATGGCGAATCGCGCGGATTGGAATTCAAACCGCAAGTCGCACAATCGTACATCGATTTTTTTGAAAAATTTTTGCGTCATACGATGGGCGCATTTGCCGACCAACCGTTTGTTCCGTTACCATGGCAACAATTCGTGTTGTGGAATTTGTACGGTTGGCATCGCGACGACGGAACGCGCCGGTTCAATTACGCATATTTGGCCGTTGGCCGCAAAAATGGGAAAACGACGCTGTTGGCCGGGATGGCATTGGCCGGATTGGTGTTTGATATGGAACACGCGGCGGAAATTTATTTTGCCGCAACGAAACGCGAACAAGCGAAAATCGGATTCAATGAAACGTTTCGCATGGCAACGGGAAAAACGCCGTTGAAAAAGTATTTGGACGCAAGGAAACACGACATTTTGTTTCCCAAAATCAACGGGCGGTTGACGTATTTGAGCGCGGACAAAAACACCATGGACGGCATGAATCCACATTTGGCGATTTGTGACGAATATCACGCGCACCCAACGGATGAGGTTTCAAACGTGTTGCGTTCCGGCATGCAATCGCGCCGAAATCCGTTACACATCACCATCACAACGGCCGGATTCAACATCGGCGGCCCGTGTCACAAAATGCAAAAATCAGTCAAACAAATTTTGGACGGCGTTCAATCCGACGATTCGCAATTTGGCATCATTTACGAATTGGATGAATCCGATGATTGGGATGATGAATCGGTTTGGATTAAAGCGAACCCGTCATTGAACGAAACGGTTCACCCAAAGTTGTTGCGAAATCAGTTGCAACAGGCCAAAAACATGGGCGGTTCGCGAATCACGGAATTCAAAACGAAACATTTAAATTTGTGGGTGCAAGCGTCCAAAACATGGATTGACGACAAAGATTTTGCGAAATGCATCGTTAACACGGATTTGGATTTTCACGGCGCGGAATGTTACATGGGTTTGGATTTGGCATCAGTTAGCGACATGACGGCGTTGATGTGCATTTTTCCGATTGGCGACGAAATTCACGTTCGCGGACATTATTTCATGCCGTCGGAAGCTATTCAACGCGCATTGCAAAACGATTCCGGTCACGTTTACGGCCAATTTCAGGATTTGCCGAACATGCACATCACCGATGGCAACGTGACCGATTACGCATCAATACGGCGCATTTTGTCGGGCGTGTACATTACGCCGAACGGCCATGAAATTGATGAATCGTCGTTGATGCACCAACACAATGTTCGCAAAGTAGCATTCGACCGATACAATTCGACACAAATTGCCATCGATTTGACGGATGACGGCGTTCCGGTTGTGCCATATGGTCAGGGATTTGTTTCAATGTCGCCGCCGGCGAAAATGTTGGAAATTTTGATTCGAACAGGCCAATTGAAATTCGATGGTGACCCGGTTTTGCGTTGGGCCTTGCAAAATGTGGAATTGCGAACAGACCCGGCCGGCAACATCAAACCCGACAAACAAAAATCCGGCGGAAAAATTGACCCAATCGTTGCGTTGTGCATGGCAATTGGCGAACGCATGAAACAAAACGCGCAACCGCAAATCACCGACGACATGTTGACCGTTGTTTCATTGTGAGTTGTTCGTAAATTGCGGGCAATGAATCGCATCCAAAAATTCGCAAACGCTGTTCGTTCGCGTGTGGGTAAATTCAACCCGAACACAATTGCAACGGAATTGGGCATTTTTCCGATGTCCGCGGCCGGCGTGTCAGTCAATGAAAACACGGCGATGTCGATTGCGACGGTTTACGCGTGTACATATCGAATCGCGTCAACAATTGCGTCATTGGGCGTCAACATCTACAATCGCACCGGAAACGATGTGCAATTGTTGCCGAATCACCCAACGAATTTGTTGATTTCGGACACGCCCAACCCGGAACAAACCGCGTTTGAATTTTGGGAAACGTTCATTGCAATGGCCGTTGTGAATGGATTGGCATTTGCGCACATCGAACGAAATCAAGGCGGCCAACCAACGGCATTGCGTTTGGTACATCGTGACGATGTTGAAGAAAAAAGCGATGCGAACGGTGAATTGATATATTACATCCGCGGATTTGGAAACGTGTTGCCGGAAAACATGTTTGTCGTTGGCAACATGCATCGCAAATCGCCGATTCGCGTTCACGCGGAAAATTTGGGTTTGTCACTTGCGGCAACCAATTTCGGCGCGCATTATTTCGCAAATGGCGGTCAATTGACGGGCGTTTTGTCATCGGAACAGCCCATGACAAACGAACAGCGCGAAAAATTGGTTGAATTGTACCGTCGCGAAACGGCCAACGGCCCGAAAACAATTTTGTTGCCGTTCGGCGTGAAACATCAACGAATTGCAATCACGGCCGATGAGGCCCAATTTATCCAAACGCGGAAATTGGGCAACCGCGAAATTTGCACAATCTTTTCAATGCCGCCGTCAATGGTTGGCGTTGATGCCGATGTGACATATTCGAACGTTGAACAACAACAAATCATGTTCCGAAATCACACCGTCATTCCATGGGTGCGGCGAATTGAATCGGAAATCAACCGAAAATTGTTGATGTCATTTGAACGCCCGGAATCATACGCGCAACACGATTTGTCGGAATTGACGCGCGGCGATTTGAAAACGCGCGCGGATTATTTTCAAACAGCGTTGCAAAACGGTTGGATGTCGCGGGATGAGGTACGCGCACATGAAAACATGAATCCAATTGATGGCGAAGGCGGAACGATTCACACGGTTCAAGTCAATCAAATTGATTTGAATTCGTTGGAAAATTATTCACGCAAAATTTCGGAACAAACGATTCAATGAACGTGAAAAACAAAATCCGTGATTGATGGCGTTTCGTTGCGATGCTCAAAAAAAAAGTTGAAGAAATGAACGAACGACAACAGGAATCCGAAATTGAAATTCGGAAAAAATACGGCGACGATGTTGAAACGCGCGTTGCCAAAATCACGGCGATTGAACGCAACGAAAACAACGAATTGGTTGTTGAAGGCATGGCCGCCGTTTTTGACACAATCACCGACATTGGCCCATTCCGGGAACGCGTTGAACGAAACGCATTTGACAACGCCATGAACGACGATGTTCGATTTTTGGTGAATCACGATGGTTTGCCATTGGCGCGAACAAAAAACGGAACGTTGACGTTGGAAAAACGCGATGACGGTTTGTTCATGCGCGCGTCATTGGCTAACACGGAACGCGGGCGTGAAATTTACGATTTGATTCAACGCGGCGACATCGACCAAATGTCGTTCGCGGCAAAAATCAAACGTGACGGTTGGCAACCGGACGACGACGGCGTTCGCGTCATCAGTCGCGTTGAATCTTTGGTGGACGTTTCCGCGGTCACTTTTGGCGCGTATCCTACGACATCCATTCACGCGCGTTCATACTTTGAAGCGCAAAACACGGTCACCGAAACACCGGAAGTTTTGGAACAGGTTGAAACAACGACCGAAATTGAAAATGAAATTCCGCAAACAATCGAAACGCGGAAAAATGATAAATTGCAAACCAAACCATTTGAAAACATGAATTTGAATGAATTGAAGGCAATCCGCGAAAAATATTTTGTGGAACATGCCGACTTAATCCGCAAAGCGGACGAAAACGGAACGGAATTGTCGGAAGCCGACAACCAACGCGCCGATTTTTTGGTGATGGAAGTTGAACGATTGGACAACAAAATTCGTCATCGCGCGAATTCCGAAAAAATGCAAGCGGCGGCCCATGTGGGAACGACAATGAATGCATCAGAACAACGCGAAATCGCGAAAATGAACAAAACATGGTCATTGTCGCGCGCCATCAAACAAATCGCAACGAACGGCCGATTGGACGGCGTTGAAGCGGAATGGACATCGGAAGCGCGCAAAGACAACGCGCGCCGCGGTTTGGAAATGGACGGAAACGTTGGAATCCCATCGTTTGCCATTTACCGCGCCGGCGAAACCGACCAAATGGCCGCGACATCGGCCGCGGCCGCTGATGCCGGCGGGCCGGGATTCGTTCCAACAAATGTTCCGGGCGTGATTGAGGCGTTGCGCGCGCCGTCAGTAATTGAGCAAACCGGCGTGACGGTCATCAACAACGCAACCGGCAATTTGAAATTCCCACGAATCGCAACAAAAGCGACGTTGGCGGAAGCGGCCGAAACAGCGGCAACAACCGCGGCGGGAATCCAAATGGACGAAGTGACGTTGACACCCGAACGCGTGACCGCTTACACGGTATATTCAAAACAACTCGCATTACAGGGCGGGGCATCCGTGGATTCGCTCATCTTGGGTGATTTGGTTGGCGCGATGAACGCGCGAATCGACACGTCGGCATTTGCTGACATCATCACAACGGTTGACGGTTCAACAATCAACATCGCCGGAACGGATGCCACAAATGATGCATTGACGGCGGCGTTGGTGTATCAAATGGAATCGCAAGTTTTGGCCGATGGTGCGGATTTGAATGGCGCGGTTTGGGTGATGTCACCAAAGGCGTTCCAACATTCGCGTTCTGAGGCGGCGGTATCAAACGTTTCCGCGTTGTGGAACAACCGAACGTTTGCCGGATACAACGCGCTTGCAACGCCGTATTTGGCGGATGATGTTTTGGATGACAACACAACCGTTGGCGGACAAATGTTGTTCGGCAATTTCCGTCAGGCCGGTATTTTGGCCCGATTCGGTTCACCGGACATTTTGGTTGACCCGTTGACGTTGGCCGGAAACGGACAAATCAAAATCCACATCAACGCGTTTTGGGATTTCGCATTGCGTCAACCGGCGGCATTGAGTTTCGCCGACCAATTGACGTGATATTTTGGTTCATGGTAACAGGGAAACGGCGGCCGATTGGTCGCCGTTTTTTTGTGTCCTGATTCAAGCCATGAAAAAAAAAATTCATTTTTTTCGGAAAAAGTTTGGTGGAACATGAATATCGATGTACATTGCACCATCAAACAAACACAAAACACATTTCAATCATGACTATCAACGAAATCCGCAACGAAAAAATTTTTGTCGAAAACACATCAGGTTGGGCAAACGGTTCATTGCAAGATTTGAACGCAATCGGACACAAACCCGGTTTCAAGTTGCAACCCATCGTCACACAACGCCGCGGTCATTATTTCATGCTTACACATGACGACGGCCGCGGATGGATTTTCGAATTGTCCATGAACGCTTACGGAACATGGGTTTCGTTTTGCGATTACAAAAGCAAAAAAGGGTATTGGAAACCGGCGACGGATGCGAATTCATGCGCATACGACAAACTTCGCGAAAAATTGTTGGCCTGATTTCTTGCCGGCCATCGCGCCGGCATTTTTTTTGTTTTGTAAATTGCCGACATGGTGACAACATACACATCAAACCCGGCGTTGAATGAAATCATCACCGTCGCGGATTTGAAAAATCATTTGCGCGTTGATGTGTCCGATGATGACACGTTGATTGAAGCGTTTCGGGATGCGGCAATTTCGTTTGTGCAACAAATCACCGGTCGCGTTTTGGGCGACGTTGATTGTGTTGTGTACGTTGACAATTTTTCGCCGTTGACCTTGGATGTTGGGCCGGTCAATTCGATTTCGTCGATTCAATATGTGAACACGGTGAATTCGGTCGCGACGTTACCAACGATAAATTATTTCGTCGACATCGCCGGCCCGCATGCGCGAATTCGGTTCCATGATGTTCCGGATTTGTACGATTACGCATTGAACCGCGTCATCATCAATTGCAACGTCGGACACGCTGAGAATGATATTCCCGCGCCGGTGATTCATGCAATCCGTTTGTTGGTTGCGCACATGTACGAAAACCGCGCCGCGGCCGAAATCCGTTCGGTGAATGAAATTCCGTTTGGAATCCATTCGTTGTTGTCACCGTTCCGAATCTTTGGGTGATGCGCATCGGAAAATTAGACCGACGAATTTCAATCGAACGATTCACGGAATCGGTGAACGATTTTGGCGAACGTGAATTGTCATGGTCAACCGCGTTTTCATGTTGGGCCGGATTGGAAATAAAAAAAACAGGTTCGGCGGAAAAGTTGGTTGACGGATATGAATCGTCGGTGAAATTAGTTGAATGGACATTGCGCCAATCGTCGGACACGGACACGATGACAACGGCCGACCGCATCAAATACGAAAACAAAATTTTTGACATCATCGCAATTCATGAATTGGGGCGCGGCGTTGATGTCCGGGTAATTTGCGAAAACGTTGAATGATGCGTGATGAAATGGCAATGGGCATCGAAGGGATGCGGCAATTAGAAGTGAAATTGAATCGCATGGCAAAAGCGTATCAAATGCACAACACGAACATTCGCGTCATCAACGAAACCGCGGCAAAGATGTTCGAACGCGCCATGAAACGAAACATCACGTCGTATCATTCGGACATTTACGTTTCGCGCGGCGACGGAAAAAAATCATTGAAAATCAAAAAAGGAACTTACAAACGTTCAATTGGTTCATGGTTAATTTCCGAACAGGGGAACGCGTATTGGGCCGGCCCGCGAACCGGACGCAAAGTTGGCAAAACAAAAGATGCATGGTTTGCGTACATCGTCGAATCCGACCAACAATATATCGAAGGCAAAAACGACAACATCGGCGTGATTGAAAAGGTTATCAAATCGCGGTCGCGCAACATCAACGCATGGCGCACACGTCAATTCAAAGCGTATCAAAAAAAGGTTGAACAACAAATGAGGCGCGCACAATGAAAACAGGAATCGGAATTTTTTCGTTGTTGTCAAATGACGCGACGGTTTCAGGCCTTGCCGGCAATCGTATTTTTCCGGTCATCAGCGGCAAAGATGCCGATTTGCCGTTTGTCACCTACGACATCATCACGGTTCAACCTGACGACACGAAAACCGGCGCGTCCAAATTGGATTCGGTCGATGTCGAATGCGTTTGTCATGCGGCGACATATTCGGCAATGTCCGATTTGGGCAACGCGGTTCGCGCGGCATTAGACCGGCAAAACGTCACGTTGGATTCGGTCACGATTGATTCAATTCAATTTCAATCGGCTGATGTCGAAGTGACGGACAAACCGCGGAAATTCATGGTCGTTTTGGAATTCAAGGTTCGGCAACGAATGAATTG